GATGGATTCAATCCGCATCTGGTCATCTGTGATGAGATTGCAAGCTGGGTGGGAGATGCCGGACTGAAACAGTATGAGGTCATGAAATCGGCACTGGGAGCCAGACGGCAGCCGTTGTTGCTGAGCTGCTCTACTTCCGGATACGTCAATGACGGCATTTATGATGAACTGATCAAGCGGTGTACCCGATTTCTGAAAGGTGACAGCAAGGAAAAACGGCTGTTTCCCCTGCTGTACATGATCGATGACATTGAGAAGTGGAACGACATCAACGAACTGCGAAAATCTAACCCGAATCTGGGTGTATCTGTTTCAGTAGATTATATGCTGGAAGAAATCGCAGTTGCAGAGGGCAGCTTGTCCAAGAAAGCGGAATTTCTTACGAAATACTGCAACATCAAGCAGTCCAGTTCTCAGGCATGGTTAAATGCAACGGCGGTGGAGCACGCCTGCGGAAAGCCGCTGCATCTGGAAGACTTCCGGGGCAGCTATTGCGTTGCCGGCGTAGACTTGTCACAGACCACAGACTTAACAGCGGCAACGATCGTCATTGAAAAAGGCGGTGTGCTGTATGTGTTTGCAAAGTTCTGGCTGCCGCCGGAAAAGCTGGAGGAAGCCACTGCACGGGACGGTGTCCCCTATCAGATCTATGTGCAGCGTGGACTGTTGGAACTGTCCGGCGAAAACTTTGTGGATTATCATGACTGCTACCGTTGGCTGTGCGACATGATCGAACAGTATGAGATCTATCCGCTAATGGTGGGATACGACCGCTATTCTGCACAGTATCTGATTCAGGACTTGAAAACGTATGGTTTCTGCACCGATGATGTGTATCAGGGTGACAACCTTTATCCGGTGCTGTTGGAAATGGAAGGACTGTTCAAGGACAAAAAAATTTGCATCGGTGACAATGACCTGTTAAAGCTGCATCTGCTGAATGCAGCAATCAAAATGAACAACGAACGAGGACGGGGCAAACTGGTAAAGCTGTCTGCTAACGCACACATTGACGGCTGTGCGGCTCTGGCAGATGCCTTCACTGTCCGGCAGAAATACTACGACCAATACGGCATACAGCTACAGAACGGAGCGTGAGTACATGGGGCTGTTTCAAAAATTATGGGGCAATCGTCCATCGAAATCCACTGCGGCAGCTGCATCGTATTTCCGCACGCTGACCGGATATGCACCGGTATTCACCAACTGGCACGGGTGCCTATACGAATCGGCACTTGTGCGGTCTGCCATTGATGTCCGGGCAAGGCACATTTCCAAGCTGAAAGCAGACATCATGGGCACGGCAAAGCCCAAGCTGCGGACAAGACTGAAACAAAGCCCAAACGAGTGGCAGACGTGGGGACAGTTTCTCTATCGCCTGTCCACCATTCTGGATATGCAGAATACGGCGTTTATTGTCCCTGTGTTCGGAGCATACGATGAAATCACCGGATACTATCCAGTTCTTCCGTCACAGTGCAGCATCATTGATGTACACAGCGAACCGTTTCTGCGGTATCGGTTTTCATCCGGTGAAACAGCAGCGGTGGAACTTCTCAGCTGTGGGATACTGACCAAATTTCAGTATCAAGACGATTTCTTCGGCAGCAGCAATGCGGCTCTGACCCCGACCATGGAGCTGATCCACTTGCAGAATCAGGCGATCACCGAAGCAGTCAAGAACAGCAACACCTACCGGTTCATGGCGAGAATCAACAATTTCACCAAACCGGAAGACCTTGCGAAAGAGCGAAAGCGATTCTCACGGGAGAATTTTGAAGCGGACGGCGGCGGAATCCTGCTGTTCCCGAATACCTACAGCGACATCAAGCAGCTGTCCCAAACGTCCTACACGGTAGACAAAGAGCAGGCGGCACAGATCCAGAACAACGTATACAGCTATTTTGGCGTGAATGAAGATGTGCTGCAAAGCAAGGCATACGGCGATGCGTGGCAGGCATTTTACGAGGGTTGCATAGAACCGTTTGCAATACAGTTTTCCGATGTGATGACGAAATGCGTCTACACACCTGTGGAACGTACAAACGGGAACGGCATCATGCTGACATCTAACCGGTTGCAATATATGTCCACCACAGAAAAGCTGAAAGTGGCATCTCAGATGATGGACAGAGGTGTCTTTTCTATCAATGAAGTGCGTGAGATATTCAACGCAGCACCAGTGGAAGGCGGCGATGTCCGCACCATTCGTGGCGAGTACAAGTGCACAGAGGAACTGGAAGATGCCGAAGAAAACCAGAAAGACGAGGTGGAACAATGACAGAACAGGAAATGGAACAGCTGATGCAGCGGCTCAGTGCCGGACGGGAATACCGCATGATGCGGAATTTTGAAATCCGAAGTGATCCTACAGCAGATACAAGTAAAATTGTAGAAGGCTATGCCACGACATTTGACCAGCCATATTTGCTGTATGATTGGGGTGACTACAAGGTCTATGAGCAGATCGACAGCAAAGCGCTTGATGACTGCGATATGTCTGATGTAATCATGCAATATGACCACAGAGGACGTGTATTTGCACGCACGTCAAACAGCACACTAGAGCTGACACTGGACAACATCGGTCTGCGTGTGAAAGCAGATCTTTCCGGCACAACGATCGGCGGACAGCTGTACGAAGAAATCAAAGGTGGCTACACGGCAAAGATGTCGTTTGGATTTGTTGTTGGCGAACAAAAAACAGAGTATGTGGAAGACAAGGCAAACAACATCGTCACGGTGACACGGACTATCACAAAAATCCGAAAACTGTACGATGTGAGTGCAGTGTCTATCCCTGCCAATGATGCCACACAGATCAGTGCACGCAGTATCTCTGACGGATTAATCAGAGAGATTGCGGCGGAGCGCAAAAAAGCACTGGATCACATACGCAAACGAAAGAAACTGGAACTCAAACTAAGACTTATGGAGGTATGAGATATGACACCGGAAGAAATCAGAGTATTGACTATTGATGGCGTAGAGCAGCGTATTGCGGCGATCCGCACTGAGATGGAATCCGAGAGCGCCGACATTGACGCACTGACAAGCGAAGTGGACGCACTGGAAGCACGCCGTACCGAACTGCGGAAACAGGCACAGCGTCGTGCAGCACTCCGCAGCCGTATCGCAGCAGGCACAGAAGGCACTGTCACCAGAGCATTTGCCGCAGACAACACCGACACACCTGAGCAGTCCTACAATTGCAGCAGCCCGGAATACCGCACAGCATGGCTGAAAAACATGGCTGTGCGTGACGGTGTACATCTGCTGGGCGAAATGACCAAGCAGGAACGTGCGGCATATACCATGACTACTGCAAACACTGCTGCACCTGTCCCGACAGAGATCATGAACCGCATTGTTGACCTGGTACAGTCGTCTACTGCAATCTATTCCGATGCTACCAAGTCCGGCATGACAAGCGGGTTTGCAATTCCCCGAATCAAGTCTATCAAACAGGGTGATGCCAAAGAAACTGCCGAAGGCGTGGCAAACGATGACGAACAGGACACATGGGATCAGCTGTCTTTGGACGGCGTAGAGATCAAAAAGCATCTGGTCATCACCAGAAAGATGACATGGCAGTCTATTGCTGCATTTGAAACATGGATCGCAGAACATCTGGCACGGCGTATCGGTAATGCAAAGGACAAGCGCTGCATCACACAGCTGGACAGCACCACCTACGGCATTGATACTGACAATGTGCTGACCGATCAGGCATACGATGATGCGGCAATTCGTGGTATTATGGCAAAGGTAAAGGAAGAAGGCGTAAGATGCGTCTATGCCAACAGCAACACCGTGTGGAACGGTTTGTTTGGCATTCAGGACGCAAACAAGCGACCGATCTTCCTGCCGGATCAGACAGGTGATCCTAAAATTGCAGGCTATATCTATGGTGCAGCCGTCAAGATCGATGAAAATGTAGCGGACAACACCGCTTATGTCGGCGTGCCGTCCAGTCTGTTGGCGAACAACTTTGAGGAACTGTACATCTCCAATCAGCAGGAAACAAAGACGTTCAACACTGTCGTTGGCGGTTATTCCCTGTTTGATGCCGGTCTGGAAAATCCAAAGGCATTTGTCAAGGTAACATTCAAAACTACTGGCGAGTAAGGAGTGATGCACCATGGCAATGCTGGATAAGGCAAAGTTGTCACTGCGTGTCTGCACCGATGCGTTTGACGATGAAATCCTAGATCTGATCGCAGCGGCAAAGCTGGATTTGGGCATTGCCGGTGTATCAGAAACCGAAGAAACAGACCATCTGGTCAGTCGTGCCATTGTCACCTACTGTCGGATGCATTTCGGACAGCCGGACGATTACGACCGACTGAAAGCATCTTACGATGAACAAAAGGCACAGCTGTCCATGGCTACCGGATACACAGATTGGAGGGATTCGAGTGGATCGCAGTGATGTGCTGACACTGATCCGGCAGAGTATCTCCAAGGGTGCAGACGGCATTCAAAAGCAGCAGGACGAATCCAAGCGACAAGTATTCTGCAATGTGTCCAGTGTATCCGGTATGGAGTGGCTGGAAGCCGGCAGGAACGGTATTAAGCCGGAATACCGGTTCACCGTATTTGCACCGGACTATGCCGGTGAAACAGTCTGTGAGTACAACGGCAGCCGCTACAGCGTATACCGAACGTACCAAGGGAAAAACGACACACTGGAACTGTATGTCAAAAAGAAAGGCGGTGTGCAGCCATGAGCCATATGAAAGGCAGCGTCAACTACGGACAGGTGGCTGATGAAATCGCACAGATTCTGGCAGACTACGGCGATCATGCCGTAAAGGTGCTGAACGAAGAAGCCGAAAAATCCGGCGAAGCCTGTGCAAAGGCACTGCGGAAAAGTTCCCCGAAAGGCGGATCAAAGCGGAAACCGTACCGAAACGGCTGGACGTGCAAACTGGTAGACCGCAGAGGAACTGGCAGTTTGATCAAGACGGCAGTTGTCCACAACAAAAATAAGCCGCAGATTGCCCACCTGTTGGAATACGGACACGCAAAGCGGAATGGCGGCATGGTAGACGGCATCGAACATATCAGACCGGCAGAAGCAGAGTATACTGAAGAATTTGTAGAGACCGTAAAGCGGCGATTGGAGAACGGCACATGACCTATGAATCTATCAAAGATTTGCTTGATGCAATTGGTCTGCCGTACACCTATCATCACTGGGACGAAGAAAACGTACCGGAATTGCCGTGGATCGTGTTTGACTATCCGGAACAGAATGATTTTCTTGCAGACGACAGCGTTTACCAGAAGATCACTGCCCTGCAAATAGATTTGTATACCGACAGAAAAGACTTGCAAACAGAAGCAATGGTGGAACAGGTGCTGGAACAGAACGGCATTGTGTACACCAAGGAAGAAACCTATATCGCATCGGAAAAGATGTATGAAATCACATACGAAACGGAGCTGATTATCAATGGCTAATACCAATACCCCAAACAAAGTGAAATACGGGTTGGAAAACGTTGTCTACGCCAAAAAGACAGTGAGCGAAGCAGGAGAAATCACCTATGCAACACCGGTCAAAATTCCGGGTGCTGTCAACCTGTCCATGGATGCCAACGGCGAACCGGAGAACTTCTACGCAGATGACGGCGTGTATTTCGTTATCAATAACAACAACGGCTATGATGGTGATCTGGAAATTGCAATGATTCCGGAGTCATTTGCTACAGACATCCTGAATCAGACCAAGGACAAGAATGGCGTGCTGATCGAGAATGCTGATGCACAGCTGGAAGAGTTTGCACTTGGATTCCAGTTCAAGGGCGACCGTAAGCACATCCGACACTGGCTGTACAATTGCAGTGCTTCCCGTCCGTCTGTGGCAGGCAAGACCACAGAAGCCACAAAGACACCGCAGACAGATACGCTGAAATTGTCTGCAACACCGCTGCCGAACGGATTGGTAAAGTGCCGTTCCGGTTCTGAAACCACTGCTGACGTATACAATGGCTGGTTTGGCAAAGTATACATGCCCGACACAACCACGGAGGTACAGACGACAGAATGAATGTAAAAATTGATAAGGGCATGACCAAGGAAATCATGATTGATGGTATTCCGGTACTGTTCCGTGCAGATGCGTCTATCCCCCGTCTGTATCGTATCCACTTCGGGCGTGACGTATTTGCAGATATGGGCAGTCTGATGCGGAAAATCGCACCGAATGCAAAACCGAAAGAACTTGCCGAACAGGAAGTGGAGGAAATTCAAGAGCAGCTGGACATCAGCAGCATGGATACGGAAGTATTGGAAAACATGGCATATATCATGGCATATCATGCCGACAAGGAACATACACCGGACAATATTGAGGATTGGCTTGCACAGTTTGGCGTAACGTCCATGGTGCAGATTCTGCCGCAGATCATGGAACTGTGGGGAATCAACACAAAGTCCACCTCAGAAGTAAAAAAAAAGAACGACCCATTGACCGAGAAATAAATACCGCATTGTTTCTCCTGCGGTGTACGCAAATGGGACTGCATATGACAGATCTAAGTCTGCTGACCATCGGCATGGTGAGTGATATGATAATAGAATCCTTGAACGATTCTTACGATTATCCTAGCCTTGCGGTGCAGGCAGACTTTGATGCTTTTTAGGAGGTGAAATCATGGCAGGAAACGGAAATCAAAAGATTCGTGGCATTACAATTGAACTGGACGGTGATGCATCTGGTTTGATGAAATCGTTGTCTGACATTGGAAAAAGCCTGCGATCTACGCAGTCACAGCTGAACGATGTCAACAAGCTGCTGAAACTGGATCCCGGCAATATGGAACTCATTGCACAAAAACAGCGGTATCTGGGTGAAATGACAGAACAAACCGCAGAAAAGCTGGAAAAGCAAAAAGAAGTTCTTGCACAGCTGAAAGAGCAGGCGGCAAAAGGTGTAGACAATACAGATCAGCAAAACGCCATGCAGCGTGAAATTATTCAGACAACGAAATCTCTGGAAAAGCTGAAAGATGATCTGCGGAATCTGGACAGTGGCAGCGGTGTCACTGAAATTACAGAGGATATGCGTGATGTGGAGCAATCCGCAGAACGTGCTGCACAGAGCATATCAGAAATGGATAATGCCGCAGAGCCGGCAGCAGACAGTATGCAGGACATGGCAGATGCCGCAGACAAGATGCAGGAAAGCATTGACGAAGCTGGAGAAGCGCTGAAAAGCAGTGCGTTTATGGATGCATCTGAAAAGCTGTCCGGTGTGGCTGACAAGATCGTGGAAATTGGCAAAGCGTCTATGGACGAATTCAATGAAACGGAAAATGCCACCAGAAAAGTGGTATCCTACTTTGGAGAAACAGGAACGGCAGCAGAAGAAACAGCAGACATTATCCAAGATGTATACGGCAATGGTGTTGGTGACAGCATGGACACCGTGGCTGACTCTGTGATTACGGTTAAGAAAAACTTTGAAGATCTGTCCAAGGCAGACCTTACACATCTGACTGAGATCGGAACCACACTGGAAGAATCCTATGGAATTGACCTGTCAGAAACCATGCGTGGTGTCAACAGCCTAATGGAGCAGTTTGGCTTGACATCAGCTGAGGCTCTTGACTATGTGGTCAAAGGCACACAAAATGGACTGGACAAGACAGATGAACTAGGCGATAATCTGTCTGAATATGCCGGGAAGTTTGCACAGGCAGGATATTCCGCAGGTGAGTATTTCCAGCTGCTGAACAATGGCCTTGACAATGGCGCATACAACCTGGATAAGGTCAATGACGCAATCAACGAGGTTACAAACCGCATTGCAGACGGCACAATCGAAAGAAACCTGGATTCCTACTCTGACCGTACCAAGCAGTTTTTTGAAGCGTGGAAGAATGGGAACGGCACACAAAAGGACGTTATTGACAGCATTGTCAACGATATTAGCAATGCCACCACACAACAAGACAAGCTAAATCTTGCTACAACAGCGTTTGGCACAATGGCGGAAGACGGCAGCCTGAAATTTATCACCGCACTGACATCTGTTGGGGATACATACAAAGATGTCACAGGTGCAGCCACAGACTTTTACAATCAGTCTACCACCCCAGCACAGATGCTGGAAGCAAATCTCCGCACGCTGCATCAGGCACTTGTCCCCATTGGCGAAGCACTTATGACTGGATTGAATACAGTTCTTCCGCCAATAACTACGGCAGTCAAATTTTTAGCAACAATTTTTGGGGCAATGCCAGATTCCATGAAAGCTTTTGTTGCAATACTCGCTGGGTTAATTGTTGCTATGGCGAAAATTGCACCGATCATTACCGCCATATCCGTAGCCAATACTGCACTTAATATCTCACTCGGTCCGGTGTTGCTGATTATTCTTGCAATTGCGGCAGCCATCGCTGCGGTGATTGCTGTTGTAAAACACTGGGATACAATCAGTACATGGCTGTCTGACACATGGAACACGCTTGCAGAAGATGCACAAATCACCTGGGACAACATTTCTACTTTCTGGTCTGACACATGGGACACGATCAAAGAAAAAGCTTCTCAGACATGGGAAAACATTTCTGAGGGGGCTGCGATTTTCTGGAACAACTTTTCTACGTTCTGGGCAAATTTCGGACTGACCATTTACACCAGCACTGCATCTGCATGGGAAAGTGTGAAAACGTATCTGTCAAGTACATGGAACAATCTGGTTACATTTGGTGCGGCATCATTTCTGACCTTGCGAAATTCTGTCAGCACAACATGGAGCAATATCAAGTCACAGACATCTGCCACGTGGGACAATGTAAAATCCACGATTTCCAATGCCATGGGAAATGCGTACAGCACAGTATCAAGCCATGCATCTTCCATGTACAGTGCGGTATCCACCCAGTTCAGCAACATTGTCAGCAGTGCTGCATCTGCGGCTGTAGGCGTGTATAACCACATTTACAGCGGCTTTGAAAGTGCATGGAGTTATATCTCCGGACTGCCTGCAAAGGCGTTCCAGTGGGGCAGCGACCTCATTGACGGATTTGTCGGCGGCATCGAAAGCTTTATTCACAAGGTGCACGAAGCAGCCGGCGAAGTCGCTGACATTATCAAGCAGTATATCCACTTTTCCCGTCCGGACATCGGACCGTTGCGAGATTATGAGAAGTGGATGCCGGATATGATGCAGGGATTGGCAGACGGTATCCGACAGAATCAGTATCTTGTGGCAAATGCCATGCAGGGACTTGCCGGAACAATGGCAATTGCAGCTCCAAGCGTGCCGATCAGCACACAAAGCATGGCAATCGACACAAGTGGCATATCCTCTGCGATACGCTCTGCATTGGCAGCGGGACAGTACAGCGGCGACACTGGTGATACGATCATACCGATTTATCTGGACGGCAGTAAAATTTATCAGGCGGTTGTCACACAAGAGCAGCGAATGAAATACCGTTCCGGAGGAAGATAATATGCTGGGAAAATACCTGAAACTAAACGGCGTACAGCTGCCGAATCCACAGAAGTGGAAAGAAAGCCACGATGTAGTAGAGAACAGCAAGGAAACCGAAGCAGGAACTACTGCAACGATCATCACACGCTATGACAAGCTGAGCGTATCCGTAAGCTATCAGTGCAGCTCTGCATTTGCAAACCAATTGTATGCCCTGAGCATCAAAGATACACTGACGATGCAGCTGAAAGGCGATACGAAAGAAAGCCGCACAGTCATGATTCGGGATTTTGAAAAATCTTTGGAAAGTGGCTCTGAACGCACCGCCAGAACAGACGGTTTATGGAATGTCAGCTTCACAATCGAAGAAATATGATAAAGGAGGTGCTGTGCCGTGTATGCGGTATCTCAAAAATACAAAGCAGCCATGAAACAACCGGTACAGCAGTTCCGCATACGTGGCACGATCGACAACAACAGGGGCACAGTGCTGTCCTTTACGGATAAAAACGTCCTGAATTTTCGCGTTGCCAATCAGTGCACTGCTTCCAGTACGCTGAAAATCGGAGGTGTATATGTCGGCGAACTTTCGGCGGCATTTACAGGACTGCCTGCATGGTTTCGCTGGAATCCCTATCAGGAAGGCACTGTGATCACGGCATACATATCCAGACGACTGGCTGATGACACATGGGAAGAAATTCCCTTGACACCTTACACGATGTCTACCATGGAAAAAACAGCGTTCGGCTGGGAAACCGTTGCTTATGATAACATGTCCAAACTGGATAAGGCCTATGACGGACAAGCATTTTCCGGCAGCATCTATGACATGGCAACACTGGCATGCAGCTTATGCGGCATAGAGTTCGGCATGACCAGAGCCGCCGTACAAGCACTGCCTAATGGTACATACAGCTATTTTGTGCTGTATCCGGAAAACGACATTGACACCTACCGTGACATCATCTCCTATCTGGCACAGCTGATTGGCGGATTTGCTACCATTGACCGCAGCGGAAAGCTGGTCTTTCGCTGTTTCTCCACAGCAGCCACAGACACGGTTTCCAGCGAACACCGGCTGACCGGAGCAAAGTTCTCTGACTTTCGAACGGAATACAACCGTATTATCTGCTATGACAAAGTGCAGGAAAAACAGTTGTACTGTAAGGTACCGGAGCTGGTAGGCACCTACATGGACTTAGGCACCAACCCGTTTTTACAATACGGGCTGCCTGCCAAGAAAACGGAACTCCTGCAAACGATACTCTATGCACTGACAAGCTACAGCAGCGATGATGCAACATCAGACACCGCCCACGCCCTGCATTACACGCCGTTTACCGCATCAATGTTTGCAGACCCCGCCTATGATCTAGGCGATGTGATTGCGTTTACCGGTGGCATTGCACCTGATGATACAATTGGCTGCATCATGTCATACACGTGGACATATCACGGAGAATACGAAATTGCCGGATATGGAAGCGACCCAACCATAGACTGGGCGAAGTCTGCCGAAGACAAGGCTCTCAGCGGGTTAAGCAGTACACTCGATGCACAGCAGATGCACTACTACAACTACACCAACGCCGCCAGAATCTTCATGGGAACCGACAGTCAGAAAACAGTTGTCAGTCTGCGATTTATTTCTACGAAAACCACACAGGTCAATTTTTTTGCGGAAATCAAGCTGCAATCAGAAACCACAGAAACAGATACAGATGACCAGTACATCTGCACGGACGGCATCCTGACTGCCGCCTACTATCTGGGAAGTGAAGAAATCGGCAGAGTTCGGCCGCAGTGGACATTGCAGGACGGTGTGCATACCCTGCACCTGTTCTTCCACTTTTCCGTGTCCGGCACGACCACCGAGGAATTTTCCGTGCGGTTCTATACCCAGGACTGCACGATCACCATTGATGCAGAAGCACTCAACGCCACCATGGAAGGCACATTCCTTGCCGGAGAAGGCACATGGGACGGCATTATCTCTGCGGAAGACTTCCTGGACACGCCTATTTTCACCGATCCGGCAGATATGAAAATGCACATCAAGCAGACTACAGTATCCGAAAGCCGACAAAATCCGGTTACCACAGGAATCACGGACAAGATCACATTGTCCGTTACAGCAACGGAAATGACGTTCGGCAGTATTTCAGAATCGATCTCCAACTCTCTGGCAGATACTCGTTTCCTGATCGATGCCAAGAACAACAAAGGCACATACGACAACAGCATTACAATTTCTGACGGCGTATATCAGCTGTCAGATCAGTCTGTATCCGGCTGCATTCAAAAGACTGCCGATCTGTCTGACAGCAGCATTACCGGCATTACATCTCTGGAATGCACCTACACCGGGCTGGTATTTGTCCAGTACAGCTACGATGGCAGCACATGGACAGAGCAGGCAGCTATGGCAGACTTCCTGCAAACAGACCTTGACGCACTCTACAGCGGCATGACCACAGCCAGAACAATTGCCCTGCGCATATGGCTGGAGGGCAACGCCACACTTAAAGAATTTGCAATCAACTACACGCTATAAAGGAGGACACATGCTGAAAGGAAAAACAGAATTGATCCTAACCGATGTCCGCACCGGATCACAGGAAAAAGTGTTGGAACATAACATGGTGACCAATGCTCTGTCAGATATTTTCCGGCAGGAAGGCTACATGAAAGACTGCGGCGTGATGTACAGCAGCATCGGACAGCCGCTGTACACGTCCCTGCTGGGCGGCATTTTGCTGTTTGACACAGCACTGGAAGAAGATGCGTCCAAGTACTATGCGCCGCCGGGTGTGCGTCTGACGGCATCTGGCGTGTATGGTATCAAGAATACCGTCAACAGCCTGCTTCGGGGAGATTATAATAGCGAGGAATCCAGGTTGGACTTAGATGCAAAAACCATGAAGTATGTCTATGATTTCCCCACGTCCAAAGGAAACGGCAAAATTGCAAGCGTATGCCTAACGTCAAAGTGGGCTGGATTCGATGGATATGGAGCAGCTGAAAACAACTATACCACAAGCGGCGATCAGTCCGGGAGCTTGTTGTACTCACTGGGCGGCAGCCGATACATGGCACACAATGGGGAATATACCATTGCCATAGACGAAAAAAACGATGTGATGTACTCTGTCGCATTTGAAAAAAATCCAGAGTCCACCTCGTATGATTATAAAATCATCGTTTATAAGCGCTGGGCAAATCTGAAGAATATCACAATTCTCCGGAACATCTACAGCTATCATCCACTAATGGAAAAAGTGGAACTGTCAACCGATAATTTCTATTCTTATTATTCGTCTATAAACTATGATCGAATCAGCAATGCGATTTATGTTGTGGTCAACAACACCGGCAACCCTATTGATTCCGGAAAAAACATTATTATATACTGCATCCCCCTAGATACGCTTAAACTGACTAAGATGTTAGTCACAAACACAACAGGCACATCCATTGTGCCGGCTAACTGCTATGTGTACAACGGATATTTGTATTGTTTCAAAAGCGATGCTGTATATAAAATCAGATTATCTGCAAGTGGTGATGTCACAAGGATGTCAACCCCGTCAAACTTCCAGCCGGGCTACACCAAGTGCATTTTTGAGCGCAATGGATTGATCTATGCTCCATACACATTCGGCGGCAGCAATGACTATAAAAATTATGCCATCATTGACACGGAGAAAAATATTGTTCTGTCCACCAATTGCCGTTCCGGCACATATACATATACTGGCGAATGGTGGATTGCGCCAATTATCGGAAATGACATCATGCTGTTCAAAAACGTCTATCGAAATTCCTCACCGGAAACAGGGACATTCCAGATGCAGACGAATTACCTCGCCACCATCAATAATCTGTCCACACCGATCACCAAGACCGCCGCCCAGACCATGAAAGTGATCTATACCATATCGGAGGGGTGACTATGAAGATACAGTACAACGGCAGCAGTAAAATATTGAAACGGCTGGTGGAACTCGTCAACCGGTCACAGAATGTCGCACTGCGGCAGGACAGCACCGACAAGAACACACTGTACTGGACAGGTCTGGACGGCGTGGAAATCACTGTAAACATCCCGTCCGGAGCCGTGAAAGTAGATACGGAACTGTCCGAAACAAGTACCAATCCGGTGGAGAATCAGGCAATCACCAAAGAACTCGCTCAAAAAGCCGACAAATCCGTTATCCCGACCGTAGGAGACGGCGTGCTGTCTTTGCAGCGTAACGGTAAGAGCGTGGGGACGTTTTCCGCAAATGCGGCAGAAAATGAGGCTATCAATATTCCCGTACCGGAGAAGGTATCCGAACTGGAAAACGATGCAGGCTACGGAACATACACCAAGCCCACTACAGGTATCCCAAAGAGCGACCTTGCAAGCGGTGTGCAGGCAAGTCTGGGTAAGGCGGACACGGCACTGCAAAAGCATCAGGACATCAGCGGCAAGCTGGACAAGACCGGAGATGCAAGCACTACTACAGTAGCATTTTCAGCAGCATCTGCCCGGGAGAATGTCAAGACGGGCGAAAAGCTGTCTGTGATCGTTGGCAAAATTGCTAAGTGGTTTGCGGATTTGAAAACAGTAGCGTTTACGGGAAGCTATACCGATCTGGCGAATAAGCCGACGATACCGGACGGATCTAAGTATCTGCCGTTGGCTGGTGGGAAGATGACGGGCGATATTGATATGCAGACCAATAAACGAGATATATTGGTCGGGACGCATAAAGCAAATACATCTGACGGAACGGCGGTTGCTGGCGGGATAATTGAAAAACGTGCAAATATGACGAGTACTCTTCCTGAGATGCGATCATTTGTTGGTATGTTTCATAACACGGATATCGATAGATTTTATAATTTAATATCAGTTAGACACCGAAATGGTTATAGCGATGGAAATTTATATGGTATGTACATTTTTAGCGAATCGACAACGGCTTCCGCTGACTTGAAATGGGGAAAGCAAACTAAAGCCTCTGGATGGACAAACGATTTTACATTATTAGACAGTAGAAACTATACAAACTACGCCCTAACCAAAGACGGCACGGCGGTTAAGGCTAATGCTCTGAGTGCTGGGCATATGAAGTACGGATATGTGCAAAACTCAACCACGACTGCTGGCTCCGGGTATACTTGGGCAAGAGTAGCCTACTGTGAGGACACTGTCGGATACGATACGATCACCATGACGCTGTTGGCTACATCTGGGCACAATGGTGCTGGGCTGTTTAGTGTATCTTATCGTAACGGCTCAACGGGTAAAGCCTGTGATTGGATCAGGTTTGAGCAGATTTTTACGAATAAGCCTACCGGGTTAGCTAATGCGTATTTCAAATTTGTTGCGGTTTACACCGATAGCGGCGTTCGGTATGAGATATGGCATAACACACAGGTAAGATGGAATTCAACGCAATTTACGTGCTTAGCTGAGCAAGCCTACGCTGGTGCAAATACAAACAGATGGATATTTGAAAAACACGATGCCACTACGTTTCAAACAGCACCGCCTACTGGGAATAAAGAGGCAACGTACTACAACAACGGTGTAGTCAACACTGCCACCACCCTCACCGACTCCGGCTGGGTAGCCATGACCGTAGAGGGCTATGCCAAATCCGGCACTGTCAAGTATCGCACCTACGGCAAACAGATCACGATAACCGGAAGTGTTGTCCTAAAGAACGATATTGCTACCTCATATCCAACACCGCAGTACATCGCTTCAACGACCTTTGACTTTTCCAAAATTGTCGGCTGTTCCGGTGTAGGGCGGTCATCGTCTGGCGTGGGGGCATATGTTGTCGTAGAAAACTACAACGGAGATAACCTTGTATGCGTGTATGCTCTTGGCAGTAAAATCGCCGCCGGTGCCACATTATATTTTACGATCACTGGATTTATTGACTGACTAGGAGGAAACTATGAAAGAAACCATTTGCACGATTGCCGGCATTGTCGGCAGCTTTATCGCCGGACTGTTCGGCGGGTGGGACACGTCACTGGTCACGCTGCTGCTGTTCATGGGCATAGACTATATCACAGGACTTGCTGTGGCAGCCTGCGGCAAATCCCCGAAATCCGATACCGGCAGGCTGTCCAGCAAGATCGGCTGGCGTGGTTTGGCAAAGAAATGCGTTTCCCTGCTGCTGGTTCTGGTGGCGGTGCGTCTGGATATTACCTTTGGCACATCGTACATCAGAGATGCGGTGTGCATCGCGTTTACCGTCAACGAGCTGATCTCCATCACGGAAAACGCAGGGCTGCTGGGCGTACCGCTGCCGACAGTTATTACGAAAGCAATCGAATTGTTACAATCGAAAGGAAAAGGTGAATGAGTATGAAAGGAATCGATGTATCGAAGCATCAAGGCACTGTGAACTGGTCGCACGTCAAGGCAGACGGTGTGAAGTTTGCCATTATCCGTGCGGGCTACGGCAAGCAGGCATCGCAGAAAGACGCGCAGTTTGAAAACAATTACGCCGGCTGCAAGTCCAACGGTGTGCCGGTTGGCGTGTACTGGTATTCTTACGCAACCACACCGGACGAGGCAAGAAAAGAAGCTGCTGTTTGCCTGAGCGTTATCAAGGGCAAGACGTTCGAGTACCCCGTGTATTTTGACATCGAGGAGCCAAGTGTGCTTGCAAAGGGCAAGGCAGCCTGCACCGCCATTGCAAAGGCGTTTCTGGAGACGGTAGAAAAGGCAGGCTATTTCGTGGGGATCTATTCCAGCAAGTCGCACCTGGAGAGCTGCTTTACTGAGGAACTGCGGACACGGTACGCTGTCTGGGTGGCGCACTACGGCGTGGAAAAAACCACCTACCACGGACAGTGCGGCATCTGGCAGAAGTCCAGCACGGGCAAGGTCTATGGCATCTCCGGCAATGTGGACGTGAACGAATGCTATGTAGATTATCCGGCAGCTATCAAGAAAAAGGGGCTGAACGGGTTCAAGACTGTTCAGACCGCAGCAACAGCGAAGCCGGCACAGGCGAAGTCCTGGAAGAAAGGCCAGGCGGTGCACATCGGCAGCAACGTGCCGCTGTTCGCAAATGAAACTACTACCACACCCGCTGCCCGACTGACCGCCGGAACGTACTACATCTACGACGGCGTGCCTTGTAAGCTGGGACGGTATCGCATCACCACTACGGCGGCGAATTGCGGCAGGACACCAGTCGGGAAGTTTGTCACAGGGTATGTGTCTTGGGATAATTTCAAATGA